TTTACCTCGCTTGAAAGCATCCGCCTTCACCTCAGCCAGCCATGCCTCAAACTGTCTAACGCGAACCGGATCATGCTCAACATATTCGTCAGGACATCCTTCAGTATAACCCCAAGCAACCCAGTGGCGGATAACATCTTCAGATGGAATGTCCATCAGATCCCCTCCCCATATTCTCTGAGAGTGTTTATGAGCAGTGCTGTGAGTGTTACTCCTTCAGCTTCAGCACGCCTGAGGGCAGCGAACCAAACCTCGTCAGGTACTCTTATTGATCTTTGTGGTGTGTTTGCCATTAGTTTTCCTCGCTCCATCCCTTAATATTCCAGCCATCATTGCTGAACTCCCTGCTCTCCTCATAAACGTTGCCGCTTTCAGAGAAGATCCATAGCTTCACGCAATCGTCTTCTATCTTCACCGCTACTAGTTCATCATCATATTGATTCCATGTAACGTTACGTTCATCGAATGAGATGCCTCTCGAATTGATAGCGAGTAGCTGCTTAGCATTAACCTTCATCATCAACCTCACAATCGTGACCCTCATACCATTCGCTTGCTTCAAGCTCGTTCATGAGATCGAACCCGCGAGCACATTCAGCACAAACTATATAGGTTTTAAACATTAGACAACCTCAATCATTATCTTGTCACGCGCTCCGAAGCAGACTGGGAGTGCATCCTGAAGCATTGGTAGCGGTGACTTAGTTGGATCCGGTAAGAAATATATCCACAAGCTACTGTTCTCCCACTCGAAATCATATTCCTGAACAATGCCAACATAGACTCCACTGGTATCCTCGAAAGCGGCGAGTTTGCCGGTGTTCATTTGCTGCCAATACTCCTGAGAACCAACTTCTACTTCTTTCCATCTAGCTTGATCAAGAATGTTTTTGTGGAGTGGTTCTTTATTGTGTCGTGCCAAAGCATCTTCATAAGAGATCATTTCGTTGCTCCTTGTACTGTGTAAGAGTGCTGAACGGTTTCCGCGAAATCATTCGCTAACATAATCTGGTCAATGAGCGTGTAGCCGTAAACAAGAACGCGATTATCTAACATGGAATCTGCCTGTTCGCTCAGCGCAATGCCGTAAGCTATTGGATCGCAATCTCTCAAGATTGTGCTGGCATGGAATGTCATGTCGCCGATCTTGTATGACTCATAAGCATCATCTAAAGATTCTTCTAGCGAGTTTTTTAGCTCCTCGCTACCCCAGACATCGTATGTGGTGCCGTCTATAATAATCTCGCCCGTGACTAAAGCATCCCAAGCTAGGTTATCTAATAGTTCTTTTATCTTTGACATTTCTCTCTCTTTTCTTTTTTAGATGATTACTGCTGATACAGCATTCGGTGTAGCCCAAGACTGAACAGCATCTTGGCGGCTGAATGCCTGAACGATGCCGAGCACCTTGCCATTACGCTTACTAATGATCTGATACGTAGTCATTATTACTTGCCTTCCTTGGTATTTAGCTCTAAGAACTTTACCCATTCTTCAGGTACATCTGCCTTCATGGTCTCTACTGCTGAACGCATAAGATCTTTGAACTGATCTTGTGTGAGTTCCATGTGCATTGCGCCAATGCGAACATTAGCACCGGTCACGGAGCTGTAAAATTCTGACTTGTTCATTTGAGTTCCTCTCTCGAATTACTATGTATATACATCATATGTGATAAGGATGTAAAAACAATGACTTTGCGGAAAACTTTTTTAACTTTTTTTAAAGCTTAAAAACAGTACCGGTGAACTCAACATTGCGCTCAAGAAAGAAAGTCACCAGACCCGGAACACTATCCTCACCAGAAGTACCGCGATACCATCCTGAGCCATTATCTAAAGTAGATGCCATGATAACGAACCTGCTATTACCGCGATCATTAGAACCTAATTCCGTAACACGTAAATGGTGGAAGTGACCGTGTGCGAGAATCGTAGCATCCGCGACCGCCTGACGACCGAACGCCTGTTTACGCCACCAGTCAGCAATGCCATCTGGTCGTGATACCTGATGCCCATGAACCAACCCAAGGATGTGAAAGCCATCATCGAACACATCTAGTGCTAGGGAATCGTCGTGCGGCTGAGGCTCAAGGAACTTAATGCTCAACCCAACCTCCTGAGAAAGCCGGGCAAGCTGACGACCGATATAGATACCCCAGTCATCAGTAGCTTTACCAACCGTCTGACCGCCTACACGCCACTGGCAGTGATTAGATCCGATAGAAGCATAAGTTACATCTGGCACCAGCTCATGAAGCATTCGTAAAGTCTTCCATGCGAATGTTGTAGCTAAATCAACCTGCTCCATAATCGAAAGATCATTCGATTGCAGCTGAGCCATGTGAGCCACGTTACTGAAGTTCTCAATAGTGTCCCCGGTATCGCAGAAGATAATCTTCTCAGGCTTCTCGCGCTTCACCAACTCAACAAGTCTCTGTTGCATGAGGGCTACGCGCTCCACCAGAGTCACAGAATTGCCTCTGTAATCAACTTTACCGACCTGTAAATCTGACCACAAAACCACAAGGGCACGAGGCTCCTGTTTAGGCAGAGGCTTCAAGTTTGTTTTCTTGAAAGCCTCCGCCATGAGCACAGGTAGATTGATGCCGGTAGCTTTGCGGCGGAACATGAACTTGTATGAAGTTAGCCAAACTAGTTCACCATCCTTCTGTTGCTGCCATCGTGAAGTCCTGACAGGTGGTATCACTTCGATACCATCAGGATCCAACCCAGCGTCAATCAGAAACTCATCAAAGTTCTCCGGCTCAGACTCATAGCCCGGAGTAACAGCTGTACCCTCGCTGCCATCAAACTCAATACCCGGTTTATATTTACTATTGACCGGGATCTTAGCCGCTGGCTTTAAGTTATCCAACATCTTCTAACAACCTACAAGTACATTGATTCAGACGATGCCTTTGGATAGCTTTAGGGTCAATGTTCACATTACGAGCCGCCAAAGCTTTCGCCAACCCGTGATGTGTCCACCCACTCTCATTATTCACATAGCCCATAAACAACTCAGCATCTTTCTTACTCAGCTCATCACGAACCGTGCGAACCCTACAAGAACGAATAGCCGTAGCAGGTTGAAGATCCTCTAACATATTTACCCCTTACGAGCAACAGAAGCAACGAGCGCAACCATCAATAAAGATGCCAACACCCAGCCAATCGTTGCAGTTACGATCTCTGCCTGAAGTGACAACAAGCAAAGCTCAACGATAATAATCAAAACGAAGACGTTAGCAATAACATTATTCATTAGAATGGACTATCCTCATCAAACCCGCCGACCCTGAGAGCGGGAAGACTGTTACCATCTTTACGATGCTTCAACTCAATATGCTCGATGAAGTCAGTCTGTAATGATCTTCCAGTAGTGCCGTCACGTTTAGCGAACTCCTTCTCAACGATAGTCGCAGTGACCTGAACGAGATCTCCCTTACGGAAATCAGAATCTGCTCGATTGCCCCACAAGCTTACACGGAATTTAGTAACATCTCCCGTAGTAGCCCAAGTGCCTGTTTCTTTATTCTTTCGAGCGTGATTGACGTAAACCGGGAATTCAAGAAACTTCACACCGTTCTTAGTTTCTTTCATTTCTGGATCAGCCACAATAGTTCCAGTGAATGTTGCCTTGATTGAACTCATTTCAGTTTTCTCTTTTCTAAAACCGCCGCAGCGATTTCTATTTGTTTTTCTGTGAATTGTGGAATCGCATCCACATTACCTAGTTTACTATCTGCATAGACAGCAGAACTAGATTTTCTTACCGGACGATGTCTCTCCCGGTAAAACATACCAACCTCAACCTCATGCCTAGCGATCATCGCTAGATGAGTGCGGCTAGTGAACAGCTCCTCCTTCAGGGCATCCAAATCAATGCCACGCATCTCAGCCTCATTCAGCACAGCGTTCACAATTCCCTCTCGGATAACCATAATGCTTTGAGCAGTAAAGTTCACCGATCTTAGGCGGTGAAGAAACAGGCTTCTTATACTCCGGCATGTTCTTCTCATACTGAGCAGAACGCTCATAGTCTTTACGCGCCCAAACCTGCCAAGCCCTTACCCAGTCTTTCTTCACAGCACCGGGAGCAGCAGAAGCATGCCAGTAATCAATAAACATTGCTGTCATAGCTTTTGCATCAAGACCGGGAACCTCAGCCGCAGCCCAAGATGCCATCTTGTCAGTTAATGCAAAATCTTCTGGGATGCGTGTGCCACGTTTAGTGGCATCCCTCACTCTCTTGGGTTCGGGTTCGGGTTCGGGTTCGGGGCTATCGTTTGCCATAGCTTTGCTATCGTTTGCCATAGCTTTGCCATCCTTATGCCATTTAGCCATAGCACCAGCCTTACCAGCAGCAGAACGCCGAGCAGAAACCTCAGCCGCCTTAGCCTCTAGCTGCTCACGTGTGGGCTGATAATCTGACCAGTCATGAAACTGTATGTCATCACCCTGTTCACACCATAAACCGGCACTGATCAGTGCCTGAAAGATCTCCAGAGTACATCCGAACTCCTCAATCACATGAGCTGGAACAAAACCATCAGTACGCTCATGAGCAGACCAAGTACCTGCCAACAACCATACGCCCATAGCCTCACCACGAATACGACGAGGGATCGCCATAACCTTCCGTGAAGCAAATAAATTATCGTCTACCTTAAACCAAGCCAATTCTCTCTCGTACTCTCTCTCAATTTCCATATATTTCATCAAGCATCTCCACAGCAGTACGCTCAGGAATCTTGAACCGATCCGTACCGCTAAGTAAGTACCAATCACTATCATATTTCACAGGCACACGATTTATCGCATGACGGTTCATAACCCACCGGGGAACAGAATATCCCTGACGCTCACAGAAGTCCCTGAAAGAGACAGAAGCGGGCTCAAGGGCATTATGAATAGCACACATAGCAAGCAGATAAGGAGGATCATCATACTTAGCTGAGCCTCCCATGCCGCGAGTGACACGATGCTGAATAGTCAAAGCCCCACCACAAGGGATCAGCTTAGACCATAACGAATTAGATACAACACATGTATGATTATCGCGCTCAAACACTATCTCACGATGCGCATCGACCTGCCTACGAGATCTTTTACCGATGGACATGTAACACCTCCGGAGCATGTTCTTTACCACGCAAATCAGGAGCACCGCCACGAAGCAAAATAGTGAAAGTCTCTAAAGTCATAGTCACATACTGCTCACCCGGCTTAGCTGAGCCATGCTTCTTATGAGCCACAACACCAGCAACAGTAGCACCCGTTACAGCATCATCATTATTACGCTCAATCTCAGCCTCTTTAATCCACTGAGGCAAAGCATCACGGGCAGTATTCTTACACTCAATAACCACATGCCCACCGGCAACAGTTTTCACGCCATGAATATCACCGCGATCTTTAGCACCAGCTTTCACTCGGCGGCTAATCAAAATATCTGAAAGCTTCATAGCTAAATATTCAGCTACCATAGTTTCAAATGACGTACCGGCTTTCTTAGCCGATGCCCTATTCCTTACCATTACGAACCCTCCTCTTTGGATTCCTCAATAATTGTTTACGCTCATTAGGTGTAAGACCACCCCAGATGCCATCATTGAACTTATTCTCTAACGCATAATCTAAACAATCATCCTGTACAGGACAATCATTGCATATAGCCTTGGCATATTTATTCGTAGAAGTGTTATTCTCTGGGAACCAAATATCACCGGCAGACTGAGAACATACAGCGAACCGCATCCAATCAGTCATCATGCACCTTCATACTGAACAGACTTCAAAGTTGCCATAAGCCTCATCTGCTCTAACTCAAGATGCTTCGCTTTTGTACGAGCACGATTATATGCTGCACGAGCGATCACAGAAGCATCACGCTCAGACACAGCAGCCTCACGAGCGATCGCTTTACGATCTTCAATGGAACCCTCAGCGGTCAAATAAGTTTTATCCATAGTAGATTGAGCGAAGATCTCACAACGCTCAGCATCAACTTCAAGGGAGTGGATGGCGGTCGCTGCCTTAGACAGCTCTCGCCCAACCATAAACAACTCTTGACGAATATCCTCCGGAGTCATTACGATAAACCCTTCTTGCGGGTAGCAATAATTTCTTTAACGTCGCCGCTGAAACCATACTGAACAGCAGTATTCCATAAAGCCTCAAGCTCCAGCAAAGTTTTCACGTTGTTAACATCATCAACGAAAGACTTAGGCATAGGGTTAGCAGGTTTCTGAGGAGTCTGCCCACGAGAAACTTTCTCCATCTCCTCACGGCTAGTACGCTTATTTCCAGACATGTCCATGTTGGCTAAAGCGCGACCGATAGCGGAAGTCTCACAATTCTCCAATGCTGAAGTCTTGTTAGCCATACCAACACCATCAACCTCAAACGCATGACCAGTAGCTTTCGGAAGATCCGCAGCCTGATCACCAGTAGAAGTATAGACGTAAGCCTTCACCCGCCACATCAGAGCAGCACGATCATTGTCAGAAGTGTAATCGAACGTAATGATCCTGCCATCAGGATACTCTGCATAGAAACGCTTAATGCGATCTTCAACAGTTTCATAATCTGCCAAATTAAAGTTAGCCATCTTATTTCTCTACTCTCTCTAAATAGTATTCCATTGCATCCCGGATAATAACCGCCTTGGTTACACCGTTCTTCTCAGCAACAGCGACTAGCCGCTGCCAAAGTTCTTCATCCACGCGAAGTGAATGTACAGGAGTATTAGCCAATCTCATTCTCCATAGTCTCTCGTTCTTCCCAACTCAAATAAACATTAGTTTGCTGAACCTGCTCAGCGACAGCAACAAGATCCTTCACCATCTCCTCGTCATAATCTAGCCACTGACATTCCACATCGAAGCCCGGAACGAAGCCCTCCGGACCCTCCAAACGAAGCTCATAAGCGAACAGGCATCTTTCAGCACCAGTGACATACATCTGCCACTGCATCTGACGACGGTAAGAAATAGGAATAGTATCCAGAGGCTTACCAGTAGTCTTAATCTCCGCAATCAAACTATGATCAAGTGACAAGCCATCAGGTGTAGCCATCTGCCAGCGGTGAAGATCCTCATCTTTAGCAATAAGCCAATCATTCGGCATAATGCCGTACCGCTCCTTCACTACCTGAGCTATGAAAGGCTCACGATAGTTACCCCAGTCCATTACAGCATTGGGTGTAATATCTTGCGGGTTCTCTATTTGCGCAATCACATCGCGGAAGCCAGCCGGTGTAGATGCTTTAGCTGCCATAGTCGCAGTAACACCCCGCGATCTTGCATGTAGCCAAGCATCACGATCGCTCGCTCTAGCTATGAAACGTTCAGGACTAATCATCATTCTCTCTCACTCTTAGTTTTCAATAGATCCAAAGCCTCATCGTATAAAGCAATAGCCTGATTCGATAAATCAATCAGTATTTTTTGTTTACTAATCTGGTCATCCTGCATCAAGCCAATCTGCTGAAGCTTCAATACAGTCTCAACGAGAACATCATGTGGAAGAAGCTCAAGCTCATCCTTAGTTATTAGCGGCAAATCATACATTGCTACGCTCCTCTCTAAAGCGACGGAAAACAGCATAACCGATAATCATCAGACCGATAAGGCTAAGACCGTTAAAGACGCCCTCATGCCCTGCTATCACCATTAGGGTGGCACCTAGAAGGAACAAAAACATTAGCTAACCCCTAACGCAACGAAACCAACAATCAAAAGAATCATCACCAGCACGGCAGCAACAATTCCACCAATAGCTAACTGATCATCACGGAAACGCGGAGGCTTAGTCCGACCAGCATGCTCATAGTTATGACGAACAGAACTATAAGATACGGGATCATCATAGAACTCAGACATTATGCCCTCCCCCAAACGCGAGCACGACGACCCGATGAAGTAACAGTAAACCCAACCACCGACAATAAGCCGATACGACCAAGCTCAGCACGCCTAGAACGGATGCTTTGCTCAGTAGCAGGTTTAGCAATGCCCGACCTGACAAGTTTCTGATACTCAACAACTAGACGTTCATCGTGCATACTGTCACCGCCAATGATCCCTAAGATAGTTGCCTGAACAACAGATACATCTTTCACAGAGTCCGCTGCCTCATGTGAGGTAATCGGATCCATAACCCTTGCAAATGCCATTTCTCTCTCTTTTCTCTCTCAGCCAAACGGCTATGTAATTCATCCTATTGCATATGTAATGCAGATGTAAACATTTATTTTACGGCGAGCCGAAAAAGAAGAACCGCCCACAGAGAGAGAGGTATCTGAGGGCGGCTCAAGGAGTGGAAGGCAACTAAACACTCACGAAAATACTAACACAATAAACTGGCAGATGTAACATCATCCTCAAACTTATTGGCAGCTATCGCACTGCATAGCCTCCATAGGATCTACCGGGCAAATATATTCACCAACGAAATCAACTTCATACATATTCATTACTCCAATCTGGCACTACAAATAAACCCCAAGAAGGGGCAACCAACACCGTGCCGTTAAGGTGTCAAGTTAGAAATATAAAGACGATCAGCGATCGCCATAATGAAACCAAGCCCAGCCACAATCGCAACTATCCAAGTAATCCAATGCACACGAGGACCCTGCCGCTGCTCAAGAACCGCAAGCTTAGTTTCCAGCTCAGCGATCTTCTTCCAATGAGTATCAGTAGTTTTCTCTAGACGGTCTAGTTTCTCCATCATGGCATCCTGTTTAGCTTCTATCCTCGCAAGAATAGTTTCGATTGCTTCAGACATTATTTTTGCTTAGGCTCTACGGGAAGATCCACACTCACGTTAGCTGCCGTAGGACCCTGCTGCATCCGATCATAAATGTTCATAGCAGCATCAACGTCAGCCTGAATCGGAGCATCAACAACCTTCTTCACAGCATCGTAAGAAGTCAAAGAAGTAAGAACAGAGATCAGCCCGGCAAGCCCAGAAGTAACAAGCACATTCACCCAAGCCTCACCAGCAGTAGGAATGAAAGTAGAAGCAGTAATCGTAGCGATCATCACCTGAGCAATAGTTTTCACCATACGCTCAAACGCTACCGACCAAAAGTCTCGGCTAAAGATCATCATCTTCATACTCCCGGAATAGTTAAAACCATACCCGGCTGAATCAGCGACGGGTTAGATCCTATTGTACCAACATTAGCGTTATAGATTTCAGGATAGCGAGAACCGTCACCATAAAACTTTTCAGCGATGCCCCACAGCGTAGAAGTTTGTGCTGGCCAAGGCTCTACTGTACAAGTAGTACCTGAGGGAGCGGGAGCAGGAGGGTTAGGTGCAGCGACATAATCGACTACACGGAAACCGCCAACATCTTCAGTCCATCCAAGATAGGTTGCACCAAAATAGCGTGCACAAGATTCGATCGAATCAAACCATTGCTGACCGTATCCTGATCCGGGAGATGACAAGATCCCGCGCCCGGGAACAAAAGCTGCAACGTGACCCCAGTCCTGCCGTGTTCCGTTGATAGTGCCAACCCAAGAAAAAGAAACGGGAACAATAGCTGATCCGTCTGGCATTTCAGCATGCTTGAAGCCGGAAGCATCCCATGCGCTACGAGCAGTAGGGTAATAAGTTACAGGAGATCCGGGGAAGACTCGCTGTGTGAACCGGAGACACCAGCCAGCATAATCTTCAGCATTTAAGTTCACTGGTGTTTTGTTAGACCAAGGCATTATTTCTTCTCTTTCACAGGGTAAGGGTTAGCATCATTGATTGCTTGTACAGCATCAAGCCATTCTTGCTCAGTAGCTTCACCGCGTTGATATTTCAGATATACGGCGTCTGAGCCACCGGCAGCAGTGTAAGCAGAATGTCGCGCCTGTTTGACCGCTTCAACTTCACGGTCATAGGCACCAGCAGCCCAAGCATCACGTTCAGCAATTTGTTCAGCCGTTTCTTCAACATAAATTATCTCAGTCATTTCATTCCTTAGATGTTGTAACCAAAAACTTGTATTGTGCCGGTGATTGTTCCAGCCGTAGGGTAAATTGTAAAACCGTCAAAAGCTGAAACACTGCTGTTAAACATTGAAGACGAATCTACAACATAAGCGCCTGTAGCATCACTAGCAAAACCTTTGCCGAAAATATTTTTCTTGCCTGTTGAAGCAGGATTCATAGCGTCACCAGTCCACATATTGTAATCATTTGTTAAACCAGCACTCCACTGAAGCAGTCCTGTTGAAGTAGCAAAGCCGTTATTAGTTTGTGTAGCGCCACTTGTTCTGTTCATAAACCAAGTTTGTAAGTAGTTATTTGTTGTATTATCGGCACCAGCACTTCTCCAACGAATCTGCAAACTAGCAGCAGCAGTAGTGGTAGGTATTCTGATAAAAATCTTGTAAGCATCATATGCTGTGCTGAAAACATTGTTCAAACTTATCCCAGCAGTAGTCACAGCTGTAAAAGAAATTAGTCCAACACTATTCGCTGTGGCAGTTCCACCCGAAATGTTTACTGTAGTAGGAACCATTGGTACAAGTCCAATGTTACGCTGATTGTTATACCAGCCAGCAGAAGCACGCCCACCAGGATTAGTGCTTGCGTTATGTAAATTGTAATAGGTTTGTTCATAACCTAAATCATTACGGAAAACCATATCCCCTTGATTAGGTGCAGGGATAAGCGAATCACGTGCAGCAGTACCAGCAACAGACTGAACGCCAGCAACAGAATGCCAACCATTGTTGTCATAAACTTGTAAAAAGTTTGTATCATTCAAATACGAAACCATACCCTGAGCAACAGCCGTACCAATAGCAGAACCGCGAGCAGCAGTACCAGCAAAGTTCATTACAGCCTGATCCTGCAAATAGTTCATTACGTTGGATGCTGTTAGCACCTCACCGGGTGCAAACGTTCTACGACCTAAACCCACAATAAACTCCTAAATCCTATACTCATTATACCGTTACGTTAGATCAACCCACGCTGAGCCAGACCAACGTTTAGCAACAGTCAAATCAACCCAAGCAGATCCGTTCCATCTTTTAGATGTAGTGCTAGGGATCCATGAGCTTCCATCCCATCTACGCCCACCGGCAGATACAAACAAGGGTGAAGATGTGGTAGCAGCGGAAGCACCAGCAGGGTTATTAGCATATACCCTGAACTGATAGAACAATGCCGGTGTCAGATTTGTGTAAGTGTAAGATAGCGAGCTAAGAGTCTGAGTGTTACCGTAAGAACCATAAGTTACGCCATCAGCCGAGGTACGATACTGCACCTGATAGGAACTGATTCCCTCACCGCCATCAGATGAAGATCCCGTAGCCGTGACAGTAACGTTACGACCCGTCTTAGATAACGAGATGGAGCCGGGAGCAGTAGCAACAGTATACCAAAAGAATGTGCCCTGAAACCCACCGTTGAAAGATGCTATACCGGGAGCCACCATTGTGAAGCCGTTACCGATATATCCCGTAACGTTAGTGCGAGTACCGTTAGAGGTCACAAATACGTTACCGGAAGTATCTGCACCTTGACCCGTAATGCCGCCACTGAACGATCCGTTTAAAGAAACGCCAGCATTAACAACAGGTCTGGCACCATCAATATTTAAATTACCTGTTGGATAGGTGAACATTGCATAGGTGTAAATGACCGATGCACCTGTAAAAAAACGCCCTGAAGATGGTGAACCTCCAGAACCAAAGCCAATACTAAAAGCCATGAGAGACTCCTAGAAGAACCAGAGATCACCAACAGCATTAGCTGTCGGCGTACCGGCACTATTGAAAATAGTTATACCGGCAACCCTGCCAGCATTAGTTGCAGATCCGGCATTAATCTGCACCCAAGAAGATCCGTTATAGAACTCATAAATTGAAGCATCTGAACGATACGTTAGCATGCCGTTCTCAGGTGCCAGAATCGCGCCTGAACGTGCAGAAGCATTCGCGAACACCATTACTGATTGATCCATCAAAAAGTCGTTTAAATCAGCAGCAGTAAGAACATCATCTGCCGCCCAAACTTTACGCCCTGCCATATTATCTCCTAAACCTATATATCAATACTACCGGACTAGAAAGCTAAAGCATTCTCGTCAAGGATACCAAAACCAACATCATCCAAAACAAGAAACGCAAACTGGAGTGACCCGAAACCGAAAGTAATAGTGTGCCGATCTACACCAATACTATGCTCAATCTTATTCACTTGTCCATAACGTTGAATAGAATCACCGATGCCATTAGGTGTGAACTTAATTTGTACAATCTCTCCCATCTCAACCTGTAAAACAGATTCAGCGAAGGAGCCCTCAATGCCATCTAGGGAAACTACAAGATCTTGGAAACGATATTCAGGCTCACCATATTTAGCAACCCAAAACAATGCCAGAGATTCGACAGCATTAGCAGAAGAAAGGATAGTCGCAACATCAGTAGTGGTGATACCGTACTGCACCTGCGAAACCAGATTATCTTTAGTAGAAGTGAAGCCGGGAGAAGACACAGTAACCTGATTATAGAGAAGCTCAGTGCCGTAAGAGATAGTTGCAGAAACGTAAGGCACACCATCACCCTCATCGCTGAACAAAACAGCGGAAGTTTCAGACGTAGGCGTAACAGCACCATTCACGAACCGAACATTACCGTTACGATCCATGAACAACTGACCCTGCTCAGAAGCCTCAACCTTCTGAAGATAACT